TTTCAACGCAGGAGGGACGGCGTTTGGTTTTACAACAATGGGGAACCTACGTATATTACAGGGAGACACTATATGTTTTTACAGTGGTCTAAAATTGATATCGGATACCCATCATACCTTGCTTTCCAAAGAGACATCTTTCTCCACATGGCTGCTTGCGAGGCTGATCCTCGCTGTTTCGGTCAGCTTTATACTAAGTGTCGTCGCTCTGGTTACACCAATATATGTTCTGCTGTACTTGTTGACGAAGCTAGCCAGGTTAAGGAAAAGCTGTTGGGCATTCAGTCAAAGACTGGTAAGGATGCTCAGGAAAACATCTTCATGAAGAAGGTGGTCTCTATCTTTAGAGGCTACCCTTTCTTCTTCAAGCCGATTCAGGACGGTACCACGAACCCGCGTATGGAGCTGGCCTTCCGTGAGCCATCGAAGCGGATTACCAAGAACAACAAAACGTCTCAGCGAGGCGATGCACTGAATACGGTAATCAACTGGAAGAACACCACGAACAACGCATACGATGGTGAGAAGCTGCACATGCTGTATCTTGATGAGGCAGGAAAGTGGGAGAAGCCTACCGATATCAGAGAGGCATGGAGGATTGAGCGCACCTGCTTGATCGTTGGTAAAAAGGTGGTCGGTAAAGCCATGGTGGGCAGTACTGTAAACCCTATGAATAAGGGTGGAGAAGAATACAGGGGGCTCTGGGAGGACTCCGACCCAAACCAAAGAAATAACAACGGCAGAACCAGATCGGGGCTGTACCGAATATTCATCCCAGCATACCAGGCTTTAGAGGGATTCTTTGACAAGTACGGCAATGCCGTTGTAGATAACCCTCCGAATCACATGCCTGGTACCACCAGGCGTATAAGGTTTCCTGGTGACATCATAGGCATAGATGGGGAGGTCATAGATCAAGGCAGCAGGTCTTACTTAAAGAATGAAAGAGAGTCATTTAAAGACGACCCTTCGGAGCTAAACGAAATAATTAGGCAGTTCCCGTTTACTGAAGACGAGGCATTCAGGGACAGCATTGAGGGCAGCCTATTCAACATTGGAAAGATCTATCAGCAGATAGAGCACAACGACAGCCTTTATCCCAATCCAGTTGTACAGGGTAACTTTATCTGGAGGAAGAAGGACGAGGAGGTGGCTTTCTCCCCAGACCCTAACGGTAGGTTTCGCGTGGCCTGGTTGCCCCCTGATCACCTAAGAAACAACAAGGCTGACGATCGGGGAAAGCGAATTCCACCTAATGCGCATATCGGTGTAGGAGGAGTTGACTCCTATGACCTTGACGCCACGGTAGATGGAAGGGGATCGAAGGGCGCTCTTCACATGTACAACAAGTTTAATATGGATGTACCGCCAAACATGTTTGTTGTGGAGTACGCTTCTCGTCCAGACTTGGCGAGCATTTTTTACGAGGATGTGTTGATGTGTGCTTTTTTTTACGGATATCCACTTCTTATAGAAAACAACAAGTACGGCATTGCAAGGTACTTTGAATCAAGGGGTTACGACGGTTACTTAATGGACAGACCTCAGCATTTGCGTAATCCGAACTCCTCTAGCAATGTGCGAACGAAAGGCATACCTTCCAACTCGCAAGACGTCATCCAGTCTCACGCTCAGGCGATTGAAGCATACATTCACGATCACGTTGGGGTTAGGGCAGAATCTGGAGAGATGGGTCAGATGCTGTTCAATAGGACTTTAGAGGATTGGATAGGATATAAAATAGACAAGCGTACAAAATTTGACTTGACTATCAGCTCTGGCTTAGCGCTTCTGGCAGCTCAAAAAGCGAAGAAAGAAAAACCTAAATCGAACTTCAACGAGAAGCAGTTTTTCCGCACCTTTAAGCCAAAAGCCTGGCACTCTTAGATTTACTATATTTGCAATAGTAATCTAGCAATTTCACAATAAATGTACACAGAAAGAGGTAAATCTACTTCTGGCTTTCCTGACCCGCTGTCTTCTTCTGAGAAGAAACAAAGCAAGGAATATGGCCTGGAGTATGCGAAGGCGGTATATAATCAGTGGGGTAAGCTTGATCAAGAAAATTCTGTATACAGCAAGAGACTAAAGACGTTCAAAAGAAACCGTCAATACGCTAACGGAACTCAAGACACCCAGATTTACCGTCAGCTCCTCAATACGCTGGACCCCAACAACGGGGACGGTAGCATGCTGAACCTGGACTTCACTCCAGTTCCCATTCTGCCCAAGTTCGTTCGTATCGTAGTCAACAAAATCCTTTCGCTCAACCCTTATCCAAACCTGGAAGCTATCGACCCTCTTTCTTCTTCAGAGAAAGACAAGGAGCGCCGCAAGGTGGAGATGATGATTCAGGCTAAGGATCAACTGGCTAAGATTCAGGAGAAGACTGGGGTTAGTGTAGGCATGAAGGCTGAGGATATTCCAGAGACTCTTGAGGAAGCAGAGATTTTTATTGGTAATAATATTAAGTCTTCTTCAGAGATCGCCGCTCAGATCGCCACTGATTTGACGCTGGATTGGAACGACTTCACGGACACTACTTATCGTCGCTGTGTAAATGATATGGCCGTACTCGGCATGGCTGTAGTAAAGCGAACTAACGATCCTAGCTACGGAATCAAGACCGACTACGTAGATCCTGCTTGCTTCATTCACAGCTATACAGAGGACCCGAATTTCGGTGACCTGGTGTACGCTGGAGAAATTAAGAAGATGCCCATCCATGAGCTCAAGCGTATCGCTGGGGATCAGATTGACGAAGAAGGATTTAAGAAGATCGCCAAGCATGCCCAGAAGAAGTATGGGTACGATATGGCTAAGTTTAATCAGACGTCATACGACACGTACACAAACAACACCACGTATGGGTACGATGAGTTCATGGTTGAGATTCTCGACTTCGAGTTCATGTCTGTGGACTGCGAATACTTTGAGTCCAAGGAGAGCAGGTTCGGGAATATAGGATTCTACGCAAAGGGAGAAAACTACAAGGCTCCATCTAACTCTGTGTTTAACAGGGATATGGTAAAGCTTGAGAACGCCAACGTGTACGGCGGTATGCTAGTCATCGGAACCGACTTCTTGATCAACTACACCAAGAAGCACAATATGCCGAGAAATGTACATGACATCTCTCGCACCAATCTCTCTTACTCCGTTTGCTCCACCAACATCTTAGACATGATGCCTAAGTCTATGGTGGACAGCTGTATCGGTTTTGCCGATCAGCTTCAGCTTACGCACCTCAAAATCCAGCAGGCAGTAGCTAAGGCCAAGCCTGACGGCATCATCATTGATATCGAAGGGTTGGAGAATGTGCAGCTCGGAAAGGGCGGTGAGTTGCAGCCACTTGAGTTGCATGATATCTACGAGCAGACGGGTGTCTTCTATTACAGAAGCAAGAACCCAGAGGGTGGCTTCCAGAACCCTCCCATCAGAGAGATCGGAAACAGCATTCGAAACATCAATGAGTTGATTGGTTTGTACAACCACTACCTCCGTATGATTCGTGATGCTACTGGTATCAACGAGGTTATGGATGCTTCTACGCCTAAGTCTGATGCTTTGGTGGGAGTTAGACAGCAGGCCCTGGCTGCCGCTAATAATGCCATCTACGACATCACTAACTCCTCGATGGTTCTGTACAAGAAGGTATGTAGTGATGTAGTTAAGTGCTTGCAGGTCATTCACCCAGACTCTGTTCTGTATAGGATTTACGAGAACGCTGTCGGCAAGGAGAACATGAAGGTATTGAGTTCGTTCAAGAATCTCTCTATGTACAATTTCGGTGTTCGCGTGGTGAAGGAGATGGAAGAAGCTGAGCGTCAGTACCTTGAACAAAACATTCAGATTGCTTTGTCTCAGAAAGAGATCGACCTGGAGGACGCTATCGCTGTTCGCCAGCTGAAAGACATTAACCAAGCTGAAAGGCTGTTGATCGTTCGCAGGAAGAAGCGCATCGCCATGAACCAACAGATCGCCATGCAGAACTCTCAGCAGCAGGCTCAGATCCAGCAGGCATCTGCTCAGGCTACCTCTCAGGCTAGACAACAGGAGATGCAAATGGAGGCGCAAATCAAGGCTCAAGAGATGCAGCTCAAGAATCAGCTAGAGGCGCAGCTCGAAAGCGTAAAGCACGAATTCAGAAAGGAAATCGAAATGATCAAGGCTCAGGCCACTCTTGGATTCAAAGAGGATGACAAGGAGTTTAAGGAGAAGCTCGAAGTCTTGAAGGAAGACAGAAAAGACGAGAGAGTAACTAAGCAGGCTGACGAGCAAAGCAAGCTTATTTCGCAAAGACAAAATCAGACGCAAACACAAGAGTAATGGCTACAGTAAATTTAGATACAGCTGCAAGATTAGATATCGTTTGCAGGAAGGGAGACTCATTTGAGCTTGTTCTTGACTTCGGAATTGGCGTTGACAGCGCAATGGCTAATTGGAAAATGCAAGTTGCTCTTTCTGATACGGACACTGCTGACCTTACTATTGAGGGGGCGGAGACAAGCGGGACTGGTTTCACCATTGCGGCCAACAGCGACGGAACAGATAACGCCAAGCTCACTATAAAAGTAAGTTCTACGCTTATGGGGGGTCTTGCTTCTGGCCTGTATGTTTACGACCTCCAAAACGATAGCAATGATGCGGATACTACTGGCGGCACCGTAAAGACTTATTTGTACGGCACCCTTAAGGTGAATGAAGACATAACCTTTGGAACTGTCTAATGTCTGATATCAAGGTTGTAAATAGCGGCCCAGATACCATTAAGGTATCGATTAACGAGACGCCAAGCGTAAAGGTTTCGTCGCCCACAATCCAAGCGGTGAAGGTCAGCGCTGTTGCGGCTGCATCTAGCAGCGGTGGAGGCGGAGGCGGAGGCACTGGCCCTACGGGGCCTCAAGGTCCTACGGGGCCTACAGGTGCCGCTGGAGACAGCGCTTACGAAACCTATGTCGATAGTGTGGGCCCAGGTGGCACACCTCTCTCTGAGGCTGGGTGGCTTTCTTCTTTGCAGGGCGCTAATGGTGCTACGGGAGCTACTGGACCTCAGGGAGCAACGGGCGGTCAAACAACTTTTACTCAAAACTACATCGCTAACATGCCTACGGTTTTGGGCGTCGTAAAGACTTTTGGCAAGTACAAAAACGGAGACACTATTCCAGCTAATGGAAAGACCGCCTCTGAGTTACTGATCGATGCGTTTACAGATTCTGTTGCCGCCACCCCCTCTATTGACGTTGTTTCTAACACAAGGCCTGAGTGGCACCACCCAGCGGGTGATTCAACCATAAGTGTTACCGTAAATTTCGGTATAAACAACCAGGGTGGATCTGGGACGGCAGTTGTCGAGTATCAGCTTGGAACTAGCAGCTCTACGCCTAATGGCACCTGGACTGCGGTGCAGTCTTACACCTCTTCTTCTGTCGTACACGGGGCTAATTCGGTGACCGTATCTTACGACACAAATACAGCCTGGGCTTCTAATAATTACTTTCACTTCAGGGTTCGGGTTACGGAGACTGGTCTGTCAGAGGTGAGCGCTACAACAAGCACCACGGCCCAAAGCTTTACTGCCCCAGTTATAGACGACTTCGCGATAACTAGAAGCAACTCATCAATAACGGCGGCTACTGGAACCAGCGGAACTAAAAGAGAATACGGCGACGTTCAAACTACGCTTAGGTACGACGTTGAGAGAAGAGAGCAGTACGACGCGCTTATAGATTCTGTCGTTCAGGTAAAGATAGGTAGTAACTGGAGGGAGATAACAACCCCGAACTCTACGGTTGACTTGAGCTCATTGGCTGATGGCGCTACTCAGAACAACATATCCCTAGCCATAAACACAGACTCCATAACTGTAGCTACTGACGGTGTTGTTGATCTTACTACTGAGGCTACACCTCATGAGTATCGAGTGGTTGTGGATAGCACTTATGGTTCAAACGAGACTGTTGAGTTTTCGGACATTAATTACTACTACTCCTATCAGATCTGTTTCGACACAACAGCCTTGACGGCCTCTTCATCTACAAATGACGTTCAAACTGTTTACGATGCTTTCGGTGGGGACGACAACGGGGATAACGAGATCCAAATCATAACTAACGGGTCTTACCCTTCTAATATCGGGGATACCGAAACCTATACTGTTCAGAGTTCAAACAAGTACATGTACATCTTCTATCAAGGGACGAATCACATCACTGGTATTAACTTGGACGGTGTATCTCCAACCCTTGGTGCATTTACTGACTTGGGTACACATACCCTTGAGAATAGATACGGAGTTTCTGCGACATACACGATATATAGGAGTAACTCCACTAATGCGTTTAATAGTAACTTCTTACATATAGACTAATGGCAGTAGAAGTAGGAAGAGCTGGTGAGTATGGTCACAATAACTCGGCAAAGGCATTTGTTGATTCCGACTTTGTAAGAGGTGGAATTAGAAAAGTTGCTAATGACGCAGGACTTACTGGTCTGTCTTCAAGCTCGGATCAGCTTAAACAGGATGTAACTATAGTTTATCATGAGGCTGACGATAAGTTTTATCTGTTAACCGACGATACAAACATAAATAGCAAGGCCAACGGCTGGACAGACCTAGGCACTATTCTTTCGTCTTCTGGCCCCACGGGACCTGCTGGATCTACTGGCTCTACGGGGGCCGCTGGCGTAACAGGCGCTACAGGACCGCAGGGCCCTACTGGCCCTACAGGCGCTGCTGGAGACCAGTACGCCACCACCTCAAGCAGTAATTTAACGGTTGGAACTGGCACCAAAACCTTAACGGTTGGAACCTCACTTGCTTATAGCACGAATCAGTCTGTTATCATAGCGGCCAGCGCTAATCTCTCTATGGAGGGTACCGTAAATTCTTACACCTCTGGAACTGGTGTTCTTGTAGTAAATGTTACCACTACTAAAGGTTCTGGTAGTGCGTCTTCTTGGGACGTGAATTTGGCTGGAGCTCCAGGTGCTGATGGACCTACGGGAGCTCAGGGACCTACAGGCGCACAGGGACCTACGGGATCTCAAGGACCTACGGGAGCTCAGGGCCCCACAGGTGCTCAAGGGCCAACAGGCTC